GTTTAAACATTCCCACTTCGGTGGGATTTTTTTTGCCTAAAAATTATTTTTAGTTATTTTAACAAATACGATTGACTGACATATAAAGTTTATATATTATTCAGTTGTAGGTTCATTAAATAGAAACGAAAAGGAAACGAAAATGGCTAAAATTAAATATGATGTTGTTGTTATTGATGAATGTGGTAATGAACAAGTTTATGGCTCTAATTACCCGACTGAAATAGATGCAATAAAAGCATTAAATGAAATTTTTGAAAACCCGTCTGAATTTCATGGTGGATGGGTAGAACCAAATGCTAGAAGTTTACATGAACAAGAATGGCAAAATCGTTTTGATAACGATACAGCCGATTTGTATTAACTTGGAAACTAAAGGAAACTATCATGCGTTACGAAGTCACTAAAAGTTTTACTGCTGGGATTCTTAAAGGTCATAAAGTAACTGAAGTTACTAATGTGCCATTCAAACTTGGCAAAGAATATAAAAGTTGCGTGAACTCATCTATTTACTTAATTATTGATATAAAACAGTTGACGGCATAATAATTATTCTATAAAGTGTAGGTATAGCAATTTGCTATTGAAACGAAAAGGAAACGATATGGGATTACAAACTATTCAAGTGTGTGGCGTAGATTTAGATGTTTACTATGACTGCACTATCACAAGAGATCCGTATGGAGTTGGCGATTCACCAACCGAGTATGAGGTCGAAATTCAAGCCATAGAAGTTGCTGGCGATACCCAAGATATTCAAGATATTTTAGCTGATCGGTGTATTGATTACATCACCGATATGATTATTCAGATCGAGAGGGATTAAATGAGATACAAAATTTATGCAAGTGAGATTGTTTATTATACCGTTGAGGTAGATGCAGAGGATGAGGATGATGCGTTTAATCAAGCGGATAGCCAAGCGGTAAACTTTGAGGTAGTCAATAACAGTGGCTATCAGATCGATAGATGGGAAATTATAGGGGAATAAAATGGATAACTTATTAATTCTTTTAATCGGCTTAAGTGGGTTTGTTGGATTACTTGTAGTGGCTGAAAGTTTAGCAAAATTATTAGGATGGGATGAATAGTGAGCCAACAACAGTTTTATGAAACAGTAACGAAAGAACAGGAATATTTGGAAACTTTAACCGAGGGCAAAAAAATGAAATCTTTTAAAGAATTACGCGAAATCAATGTCAATGAGTTTACCGAGAAAAAAGGTCAACTTACTTATCTATCATGGACATGGGCAGTAGATACCTTATTGCAAAATGATCCAATGGCGGTATGGGAATTTCCAGAGCCAAAAACTTATAACGATACAGTCATGGTGTTTTGTAATGTTACGGCTATGGGTAAAACAATGCGAATGCAATTACCTGTAATGGATAACCGCAATAATGCAATAATCAATCCAGATACTCGCAAAATATCAGATGCAACCATGCGTTGTCTTGCTAAGTGCATAGCGTGTTTTGGTATTGGCTTATATATTTATGCTGGTGAGGATCTGCCTACTATCGAAATTGATATAGCCCCTATGATCAACGGCATGAAACAAGCAAAAACCTTAGATGAGTTAAAAGATTCATTTAGTGCCGCATGGAAAAGTTTAGTTAAAGATCCTGCCTTGCAAGCTGAAATTAAAAAAGCTTATGAGCAGTTAAAAGCCACTTTAAGTGAGGGCAAATAATATGAAACAGTATGAAAGATTACACGCACATCTTAATCGTTTTGGATCAATAACCCCATTAGTTGCTTGGAGTGAATTAGGTATCTACCGATTGTCTGATTGTGTTTATAAATTACGCAAACAAGGGGTAAAAATTGAAACTGCCTATGTGGATGTTAAAAACAAATTCGAGGAAACCTGCCGTGTTGCTAAATATATTATCCAGTAATGGCGGTACTATTGATAGTGTTTATGGAGTGATCAAGACTGATTACGATGCAGTTAAGAATCGTGAAACAAAGGTCGCTGATTTAATCAAAACCATGGGGCATAAATATATTCTTTCACGCCCATTACCAAGGATCAAATAATGGCTTCATTATACGAATTGAGTAACGAGTACCAGTTAGCCCAGATCAAATTGATCGAGTCTGATTACGATCAACAAACTATTGCCGATACGCTAGAGGGCTTATCTGGTGATTTAGAGGCTAAATCAATCAATGTGGCAATGTTTATCCGCAATCTTGAAGTTACTGCTGACGCAATTAAACAAGCAGAAAAAGAGATGGCTGATAGACGCAAGGCAATAGAAAACAAAACAGAGGCAATGAAGTTATACCTAAAACAGAATATGCAACGCTGTGGGATCTCAAAAATTGAAAGCCCATACTTTGCCTTAACTCTTAAGAAAAACCCGCCTAGCGTTGTTATTGATGATGCTGGGGCTATTCCAAACGAGTTTTATGTATTTCCAGATGCACCTGCGCCTTATCCAGATAAAAAAGCGATAAGTGAACAGTTAAAGTCTGGCAATGTAGTAAATGGTGCTCATCTTGAGCAAGCGGAACGATTAGATATTAAATAAAGGAAAAATTATGGCTGTAACACATGAATTAATTGCGGTAACTGGTGAATATAAAACCAAAGATGGTCAAACTAAAACTCGCTTTCAAAAAGTTGGCGTAGCAATGGATAACAAAAAAGGTGGAACTTCACTATTGATTGAGTCATTACCTATTAACTTTGATGGTTGGATTCACATGAGATTGCCTTTAGAAAAAGATGGCAATGTGCCTAAAGGAAAAGATCAAGAGGTAAGTTTTGATGATGTTAAAGATGACATTCCATTTTAGGGGCTAACATGACTGATTCATTAGATCAACAAGTGGGCGGTGATCATTATAAAAAGTTGTCTATTCAGCCTGTAATGTATAACCATGCTAATCATATCCCTTACATTGAGGGATGCGTTATCAAATATATTACTCGCTGGCGTGATAAAGGTGGAGTGCAAGATTTAGACAAAGCCATTCACTTTATTGAAATGCTAAAAGAACTTGAAAATGGATCTTAACGAACATCAAGAGCAAAAAATTCTGATTCGTTGGTTTAGATTACAACACCCTCATTTGATAATGTTTGCAATACCTAATGGCGGTATGCGAAATAAAATTACTGCCATGAAATTAAAAGATGAGGGAGTTTTATCTGGAGTCAGTGATTTATTTTTAATGAGTTCCAATGAAAGTTATAACGGACTATTCGTTGAAATGAAATCACTTAAAGGTAAGTTATCAGTGGAGCAAAATAAATTCATGCTAGCGGCTAATAAAGCTGGTTTTAAGGCAATTGTTTGTTATGGATTTATTGAAGCTCAAACTGCAATAAATAATTATTTACATGATCGGGATATTTAGTTAGTATTACACATCACTTGACGGTGATTATCTAGTAAGCCTTAGACAACACTCTGCTGGTACTAGCCAGTCCGTCAACATCCCTAAAAAGATGAGAGTGTTGCCTAGGGCTTTTTTTATGGGGTGAACTATGGATTGGTTTAGACATGATTCAAATGCTAATTTAGATGAAAAGTTGCAAGAGGTATTATTAGATTATGGATTAGAGGGCTATGGATTGTATTGGTATTGCATAGAGCTGATCGTAGGAAAGACTTCAGTGGATGACATTACCTTTGAAATAAAACACGATGCAAGGGTTATTGCTAGAAACACTGGATCTACTCCACAGCGTGTCGAGGAAATGATGAAAAGATTTATTACTCTTGGATTATTTGAAAATCAAGATGGAAAAATTACTTGCTTAAAGGTTGCCAAAAGACTCATGAGTAGTGCTACCAGTAACATTCAGATGAGAAACTTGATTCAGAATATCAAGGTGCGCCATGATGACGTCATGACGGCATCAGATAAAATCAGATCAGATAAGATAAGATTAGATAAGATAAGAATAGATAAACCCTTACGCACAAATGTGCTTGATGATGGGTTTGAGGAATTTTGGAATTGTTATCCAAAAAAGGTTGGTAAAGAGGCGGCTAGAAAATCTTGGACTAAATACAAATCTAATTTTAGTCTAACTTCAGTTTTACTAGCTTTGCAATGGCAGATAGAATCTGATCAATGGCGTAGGAATGATGGTCAATTTATACCTAACCCTGCTACTTACTTAAATCAAGGTCGTTGGCAAGATCAACAGCCAGTTGAATCAATACCATTTTAGGGGCGCATTATGATTGAATCTGACAAAAAAGCATTTAAAAGTATGGTGGATGCTGTATTCACCATTTATGGCAAACAACAACCAGACAAAGAGATTCTGCGGATCTGGTGGCATAAGCTAGAGAGATTTGATTTTCATGTAGTCAGTCGTGCATTTGATAGCTGGACTGACACACCAAATAAACTTCCACAGCCTGCTGATATTATTCAGATCTGCAAACCTAGGGAAAATGAATACCATGCGTTGCCAGCCCCAGTAGCAACGGCTGAAACTAAGGCTAATATTGATCGAATGAATAAGTTGATCAAGGAAAAAATTAAACCTAAGCAAGACTTTCGCGCATGGACTGAAAGGATCTTAAACAATCCGCATTTATTTCCAGATACATCAGTGGAAATAGCCAAAAGTGTAACAAATGAAAATAATTTAACAAATATTTAAAAAAACGATTGACTGACTTATAATTATTCTATAAAGTGAAGGCGTAGGTTGATTGAAAACGAAACTTTTAAAGGAAACGAAAATGAAAAAAACTTCTACTCACGCACAAGCGGCTAAAATGATCCGTCAATTCTTAAAAGCAAATAACATTGATGGTAGAGTTACTAGCAACAGTTACTCAATGGGCAGTTCTATCAATGTAAGGGTTACTGATTTAGATCCAACAAGATTGCAAGTTGTTAAATTATATGCTGATCAATTTGAATATGGCTCTTTCAATGGCATGACAGATTGTTATGAGTACGATAATGCAAATGATGATATTCCGCAGGTCAAGTTTGTTTTTGTGAACAACGAAATGTCAGATGCAGTCGGTCAAGATGTGTGGGATTTTGCAAGACGGTATTTTTCTGGAATGAATTTTGCCCCAAGTAATTATGCAGAAGCAGGTAGCTTTTATATTGATGGATTTGATATGTATGGCAACCAATTAATCTGGAAATTATATAGCGGTCAATTTTTAGGTTACTGGGAATTTAAAGGGAATATTAAAATAGCGGCATGACACATACTGAATTAATAAAAGCCCGGCAAGAGCTGGGCTTAACTCAAAAACAATTTGCCAATATGGTGTTTAGGACTACTGATTGCATTGCTAAGTGGGAGTCTGGGAAATACCCAATACCTAAACATCTAGGTTTAATGCTTAAAGGGCTTAACACTTGATCGTTAAATGGAAACAAGAAGGCAAATATTATATATCTACTGATGGATACACAATCTCGAAGTCTTTAGTTTATAGCGTGTGGATCTATCAATTGTTTGAAGGAAATAAATTTTTAGGAAAGTCACAGGATGTCAAAGAACTTAAACAGCTTCATTTGGATGCCATCAAAAACAAACCTGCCGTATCTGCAAGCGAAAATAAATTCCATAGAAAATATTGAGGATTATGAGATCCATGTAAGACCAAGGAAAGATAAGCGAACATTAGAGCAAAACTCTCGCCTCTGGTCGTTATATCAAAGTATCGCGGATCATATTGGAATAAGTGGTGATGACATACATCAGTTGATGGGCAATAAATTTTTAAAGACAGAACGAGTTATAAATAACGAAACGATTATTTCAATTACCTCAACAACGAAACTTAACACTAACGAAATGGCAGATTATCAAATGAAAATAGAGTCTTGGGCGGCTACTGAAATTGGATGGAGTTGGTAATGGGAATCAATGAAATCACTGGCGATACAATTATCACCAAAACTAAATCAAATGCTTTTGACGAAAACTTTGACAAAATATTCCGCAAGCCAAAAGATTACTTTTGCAAGTATTGTCAAAAATACCATGATCATCAAGTTATTTACAAACAATCTAAACGGTGCGAATCTTGTGCCAATAAAGCAAAGGAAAATACAAAATGAGTTGTAACCAACAGTGCAACCAAGGCAGGTCATGCGACTGCGACCGCAGTGGTGATAGAGCAATAGTAATTGTAGCAACATTGCTACTTATTGCCGTGGTTTCCATGGGATTTGGAGTATGGAAACTTTTTAATGTAAACAAAGGACAGGACTGTGCAGTAACCTTACAGTTCAAAGATAGCAAAGTAACCTATATCGGGAGAACTGTATGACTAAATTTATAGGTATGGCATTAACTTTGTTTTCATTAACAGCTCAATCTGAAGCAATCATGTGGTGCATGAATACTGAAGGCGGAAAGATAGTATTGACGGATGAGAGGTGTGCCAAGTCTGGAAGTGTTGCCTATGTTTTAAGCAATACATCAGAAACAACAATGGGTTGCTGGACAAGCGATTCAGTTGCAGTCCATGTTCTATGGTCTGGAAAATATTTGCGGTCTTATGACTACAACGGCTGGATTGTTGTTAAGAAAGATAGTGAACCAACAATGTAATGACATATATTACTTTTTTGGGTTTAATTATTTGTGTAAATCTACACTTTTAGTTTAGTTTTGAACTAAAAGCCGTTACTTATCGGCAACATAACTAACAGATTGTAAACCACAGGACACAGATATGACATTAGCAGAAAAAAATGAATTAGATGCCGCCTATCAACGAATAGAGCAGTTGCATAAACAAATTGAATGCTTACAAAAAGAATTGCAAGAGATAAAAAGTAAACAATAGGATATACAAATGAATGGATGCCATAGTAAATTAGTGCCAAACAGATGCCAGAGTGATCAAGTATTTCATAGCGATGGAAAAACATCATGGAAATATATATTTACTAGGGATTGTCAATATAGTAGGCAGGACATCATAGATCATGGCTGTAATGGCTGTAAATTTAATCAAAAAGAAACGGGCGGAATATGAAGCGGTGTACAAGATCAGAATCAATCATCAAGCGACAAGAAATTTTAAATGCCTGTGCAGATAAACAATTAAGCATTTCGGAGTTAGCGGAATCGATTAGTTTAATTAAGACAAGACTAAACCATCATCTATTAAATTTAGTCAATGAGGGCTATCTATCTAAAAACCCTATTAGGATTACCGAAGTTAATCAATCGGCTTATGCTTACAAAACAATAAACTTTGAGCCTTATGAGTGGATGCCAGATGCCAGAGTAGAGGAAAAGCCTACTATTTGCAATTTAGACTATGATCCAAAGCTAATGTTGATGATGGGATATACTAAGATAACCCCAGTTAAAGGCTATGTTTATAGGTCATTGATGGCATGACTAAAGATGAGCGAAAACACTATGACAAACTTACGCAACTTGGTTGCATTGCTTGCCATGTTGATGGGCATGGTTATTCACCAGCAGAGATACATCATATCAAATCTGGAAATGCGTCTATGGGCAAAAAGAGCCATTGGAGTTTAGCAATTCCATTATGCCCATTACATCATAGATCTGGCGGACATGGTGTGGCGATCCATTCTGGAAAATTAGCGTTTGAATCCCATTTTGGGACTGAAGTTGAATTACTTAATAAAACTTTAAACTTACTTAAGGGCGAATAATGAAATTAAAAATTGAATACAAAAAGGTTGAGGATCTTGCACCTTATGAATTAAACAGCAGAACTCATAGCGAAGAACAGGTTGTCCAGATTGCAAATAGCATAAAAGAGTTTGGATTCACAAACCCTATCTTGCTGGATGGTGATAATGGTATTCTCGCTGGTCATGGACGGCTTGCGGCTTCCAAACTACTTGAAATGAAAGAAGTACCCACGATTCAATTGCAAGGGCTTTCAGAGGATCAAAAACGGGCTTATGTTATAGCTGATAATAAGATTGCTTTAAATGCTGGATGGGATAATGACATTCTTAAAGTAGAACTTACCGATTTGATGGATGCAAAATATGATGTATCACTTTTGGGATTTGATGATAAAGAGATATTGAAACTATTTGATGACGAAACATCTGCGGTAGTCGGTGAGATTAAGTTTAGCGAGGAGTTGTTAGAAAGCCATAACTATGTTGTTTTATACTTTGATAACGACATTGATTGGCTGTCTGCTCAAACTCATTTTAAACTTGATAGCGTTTATAGCAAGAGATCCAATGGTAAGCCATGGAGTAAAGGGATCGGCAGAGTTGTGCATGGTGGTAATTACTTAACCAATTTGCATGAGGAATAATATGTCAGACATACTTTACTTTTCGCCATCATATAAACGACCCAATGATGTTATAACGCAAAAATACCTGCCATTCTGCAAATATGTTGTTGCTGACTTTGAGGCTGATGCCTATTTAGCGGCTGGACATGATTGTTGGGTAGTTCCAGATAGTGCTCAAGGTAGCGTAGCCAGAATTAGGAATTACATCTTAGATCATGCCGAAAGTGATAAAATAGTCGTATTAGATGATGATATGTCTTACATTGGTAGGTGGAATGAGCAAAAGATCCAGAAACTAACTCCAATGGCGGTGCAAGAGTTTTGCGAGAATGGATTTAACCTTGCTAGTGATTTGAATGTTAAATACTGGGGAATGAACCTATTACCAGATAAAGGTGCTTATAGAGAATATACTCCATTTTCATTAAAGCAATGCGTGCTTGGACCGTTTCAAGCCTTTAACAATCTTGACCTAAGATATGATGAAAAACTTCCGCTTAAAGAGGATTATGATCTATCACTTCAAGTGTTAAACAAATACCGTAAAACATTGCGGTTTAATATGTATTTTTATTCAGTCAAACAGCATACCAATACTGGTGGATGTGCCTCTTACCGAACCAAGCAAAAAGAGGAACAGCAGTTTGAGTTGTTGCAAAAAAAATGGGGATCTAAAATAGTCCAGAAAGATCCAAACGCACAAGGGTTTGATATTAACCCAATAGTTAAAGTGCCCATTGGTGGGATCTAGTTGCTTTTATATAAAAATTATGCTAACTTAATACTACTTAAGTAAAAGTACATTACTCAAGAGTAGCCTAGCCCCCTTGACGAAGTTGGGTAAGCGCAGAGGTCGCTTAGTTACGAAAACCTCTTACTCTTTCAATTATCAAAGGTAATCATCAAAATGAAAAAGGATAGTAGATTAGCTAATGCTGGTGTTGAGGGTTATAACAAACCTAAGAAAACCCCTAGCCATCCTACTAAGAGCCATGTAGTTGTTGCTAAAGAGGGGGATAAGGTTAAAACTATCCGCTTTGGTCAGCAAGGTGTTAAAGGTGCAGGATCAAGTCCAAGTACCGAAAAAGATAAAGCAAGACAGAAAGCATTTAAAGCCCGCCATGCGGATAACATAGCCAAAGGTAAGATGAGTGCCGCTTACTGGGCTGATAAGGTTAAATGGTAATGAATGATACAGATTTAGGCGGCAGACCTCGTATTGAGTTTACCGACAAAGAGTGGTCTATTGTAGAGAACGCTTGCAAGATTCAATGCACTGGCGAGGAAATAGCATCCCTACTAGAGATTGATTATGACACTATGAATACACGCATTAAAGAACGATTTGATGTGGGTTTTTCGGACTATATAAAAAGATTCTCGCTACATGGGAAAACTTCACTAAGACGATTACAGTGGAAAGCCGCAGAGGGTGGCAATTCGACTATGCTTATTTGGTTAGGTAAACAATACTTAGAGCAGTCAGATAAACAGCAAGTTACTGCGGATGTTACAACCACCTCTCTACCGAATGTCAGCATAGACGAGTTTATTTAATGCCATTGAGTGAAGTGCAGAAAGCATTTGCCACTTCAAAAGAACCATTTCCTGCTTTCGTTGGTGGATTTGGTAGCGGAAAGACTGCGGCAGGTATTGCAAGGATCATGGCACTTAAAAGTGCTTTCAAAAATTGTGATGTAGCTTATTACCTACCAACCTATCCATTGGTTGAGGATATTGCGTTTAAACGATTCCCAGAGTTATGCGAACAAAAAGGATGGCGATATAAGATTAACCGCCAAAGCTCTTACATTGAATTTGAGGGCGCAGGGCGCATTATCTTTCGTACCATGGAAAATCCTCAAAGGATCGTAGGTTATGAGGTCGCACATAGCTTATTAGATGAACTAGACACACTGCCAATAGATAAAGCCAGAGAAGTCTGGAACAAAGTCATTGCTCGTAACCGTCAAAAGTGTGCTATACGAAATACAGTTGCAGTTGCTACCACCCCAGAGGGGTTTCGATTTGTCTATGATCGGTGGGTAAAGAATGGCAAAGACGGATATAAGATATTCAAGGCTCGCACAATGGACAATGCGGCTAATTTGCCAGATGGATATATTGAAAACCTACAAAACACTTATTCAACCAATTTACTTTCTGCTTATTTAGATGGCGAGTTTGTCAATCTAACTGCTGGTAGCGTTTATGCTGAATTTGATAGATTACTAAATCAATCGAATGAGATTATAATAAGTGGCGAACCATTGCATATTGGTTTAGACTTCAATGTAACAAAAATGGCGGCTGTAATACATGTATTGCGAGGCGATAATCCTCATGCAGTAGATGAGCTAACTGGGATATTTGATACCCCTGCTATGATTAATGCCATTAAGGTTAAATATAGTGGGCATAAGATATTTATATACCCAGATGCCAGTGGTAATAACCGTAAATCACAAAATGCTAGTGAGAGTGATATAGCCTTACTTAAACAGGCTGGCTTTAACATAATGGTCAATCCTGCAAATCCTGCTGTTAAGGATCGAGTGCTTGCCATGAATAGGTTGATTAGAGAGCGCAAATATTTGGTAAACCCACAAACCTGTCCAGAATTGGTAGAGTCATTAGAACGCCAAGCCTACGATAAGAATGGTGATCCAGATAAAGCGGCAGGCTTTGATCATGTACTTGATGCAACAGGTTATTGTATTGCGTATCGCTACCCAATACGAGCAAGAACAATCCAACATATACGAATGAGCGGTGTTTAATATGAATGATAACAAACATAACAAATATGAAGCCTTTGCAGAGAAGTGGTTTAAAACTAGATCAGCCTGTGAGGGACAAAGCGCAATTCACAATGCTGGCGAAAAATTCTTACCTCGTCTAGCAGATCAAACAGACCATGATTACAAGTCGTATAAATTAAGAGCCACATATTTTAATGCCACTGGTCGAACTCTTGAGGGGCTAGTTGGAATGGTCTTTCGTAAAGAGATGGAAAAAACCTACCCATCTGCTTTAGAGGATATGTTTGATGACATAGATCTTAAAGGTAATAGCTTAGATGCCCTTGCTATGCAAACTATTTATGATTTATTGCAGGTTGGTCGTGCTGGGATTTTGGTGGAATACCCTAGCGTTACTCAAACCCCTGCAAGTCTGGCTGATGCCGCTAAAGCAAATTTACGCCCATATACCACTTATTACCCTGCTGAATCAATCCTAGATTGGCGTGTTACTAGGGTAAACAATGTCATGCAACCAGTTATGATCAAGTTGCAAGAGTATTACGAAGTCCAAAAGAATGAGTTTGAATATGAAACACATCCACAGATTAGAGCATTACTGCTAACAGAGATTGGGTATATACAAAGAATATATCGCAAAAACGCAAAAGGTGATTGGGTGCAGTTTGAGAATGACATAGTGCCATTAATGAAAGGCGCACCTATTTCATTTATCCCATTTTGGGCATTTGGCGCAAAAGAAAACTGCTTAGACTTACAAGATCCACCTATCTTAGATCTAGCTGATCTTAATATTGCCCACTATCGTGTTACTGCTGACTATGAGCGTGGATGTCATTTTGCTGGTTTGCCTACCCCTATGTTGGCTGGGTTTGTATTTGATGAGAATGAGAAAGTAAGCATTGGATCATCTACTGCCATTGTGTCTAGTGATAGCAGTGCCAACTGGGGATTCTTAGAGTTCACTGGTCAAGGTCTAGGCGCACTAGAGAAAAACCTATTACAAAAAGAATCACAAATGGCGGCTATTGGCGCAAGGATGTTAGCCCCAGAGAAAGCAGGCGTGGAGTCTGCTGGTACTTTGCTCATGCGATCCAATGGCGAGGCTAGTGTATTAGCCGCATTGGTTAAGTTAGCAGGTGAGAACTTTGAGCAGATCACTCGCTTTATGGCTATGTGGTATGGCGTTGAGGGCGAGATTGAAATCGATATGAATACTGACTTTATGCCAGTGCCTATGTCTGCTCAAGACTTAGATGCGCTAATGAAAGCATGGCAAGTCGGTGGCATACCTAAAGAGGAACTATTCTACGCATTGAAACAAGGCGAAGTGATCAGAGAATCTACTACCTACGATGATTACCTGCTTAGTTTAGAGTCTGATGCTACTAACGGCATGGATGATCTGCCAGATGATGAGGAAGCCCCAGATGATAATACTGGCGTAATGGCTCAAATAAGGTCTAAATTAGGGCTATGAATGAATTAGTCGCATTATTAACCGAAGCACTAGCAAAACTTAAAGATAGAGTTGATGCTATTGTCATGCCAGAATCAATCAAAGGCGATCAAGGTAATAAAGGCGAAAAAGGCGATAAAGGCGATCAAGGTGATGCAGGGAAAGATGGCGCAGATGGCAAGGATGGTGAGAGTGGCGCAAATGGAATTGATGGCATTAATGGCAAAGATGGTTTAGATGGTCGAGATGGAATAGATGGCAAAGCTGGTCAAGATGGCAAAGATGGTCAAGATGGGCAGGATGGAATTAATGGCATTGACGGTAAAAATGGTGTTGATGGTCTGTCTATTAAAGGCGATAAGGGCGATAAGCCAAATCACCAATGGAAAGGCACTAAATTAAAGTTTGAATTGCCTAGCGGGGAGTGGGGTAAAGAGGTCGATCTAGCTGGCAAAGATGGCATAGGTCGATTCTTAGGTGGCTCTACTGGGGTTCAATCACTTACATCTGCTGGCAATACTGTACAAATAACTAACCAAGGCACTACATTTAATTTAGAGGTTGCTGGCGGTGGCGTTGGCATAACCGAAATAACGTCAGATGATGGTAGCATTAATGTTACCCAAACTGGAACTATTGCAAATCTGCAAGTATCAGAGGCATCCCCTGCCTCTACATTATTAATTCAAGTGCGTAATATAACTGGCGCAACTCTTACAAAGGGTACAGTCGTTTATATAAACGGTGCAGCAGGCAACAAGCCTACTGTTACTAAAGCAATTGCCACAGGTGATGCCACAAGTGCGCAAACATTAGGGCTTATAACTGCTAATTTATCAACTAATCAAAATGGTTATGCTACGGTTGTCGGTCAGTTAGTAGGATTAGATACTCAAGCATTTGCAGAGGGTGCGCAGTTGTATTTAAGTTCTACCGTTGCTGGGGCTTATACATCTACAAAACAGTTGGCACCAGCGCATCTTGTGTATATTGGGGTTGTAACACGCAGCCATCAAAATCAAGGTGCTATTGAAGTCAAAATACAGAATGGCTATGAGTTAGAGGAAATACATGATGTAAGTATAATAAGCAAAACAAACAATCAAGCATTGATTTATGAGTCATCTACTAATTTGTGGAAAAACAAAACAATAGATTATTCATGGCTAACAAACAAACCTACTATTCCAACTGTTATTAGTGCATTTACTAACGATAGCGGATATATAACTGGATATACCGAAACAGATCCTATATTCGTTGCTCATGCAGCTTATACTATTACATCAACAAAAATAACTAATTGGGATGCCGCTTATTCATGGGGTAATCATGCGAGTGCTGGCTATTTAACATCAGTAGCATGGAGTATTATTACTGATAAGCCTGCATTTGCTACGGTTGCAACTAGCGGATCTTATGCCGATTTATCAAACAAACCATTTATACCTACCAAAACTAGTGATATAACAAACGATAGCGGATTTATTACTGGCTATACTGAAACAGATCCAGTATTTACTGCTCATGTAACCTATGCCATTACAAGCACTAATATATCTAATTGGAATACCGCCTATGGATGGGGCAATCATGCGTCAGTAGGATATTTGACTGCCGCAAGTATTGGAACTATTGCGACACAAAATAATGATGCGGTCAATATAGATGGCGGAACTATTGATAACACACCAATTGGATCAGTTACAGCACATAGTGGATCATTTACAAATATAACTTCCAATATTGCCAGTGGAAAGTTTATAACATTTAAAATATCTGGAACTGAATCTGGATCAATTGCCGTTAATGCGTTAACAACAACATATAACACAACATCTGATTATCGGTTAAAAGCAAACCAAAGAGCATTAACTAATTATCAACAATTCATTGATGCGTTACAACCAAAGCAATGGGAATGGGCTGATACCAATTTGTCTGGTGCTGGGTTTGTCGCACATGAAGTTCAAGATGTATCGCCATCATCCGTAAGCGGCAATAAGGATGCTACTGATATTAACGGGTTGCCAATATATCAAAGTATGCAAGCAAGTTCGCCAGAAATTATGGCAAATTTAGTTGCTTATGTTCAACAGTTAAATGCCAAAATCAATTTATTGGAACAGAAGTTAAATGGCTAGTGCCAATGAAAAATTATTAAATAAAGAAATATCTCATGCCATTGATGTGCTTGGGTATAGTAATGCCATCACCAAAAAGATGATTACTATATTAAATAAAGCGGATGTTGATCTATTTAATAGGCTTACTCTTGAATTGAATCGAGTTGTACCAAGTCCAGAAAAATTAAATCGCATAAACGCATTATTAAAATCAGTCAATAATTTAAATACTACCGCCTATGAGAAAGTATCGGATCAGTTAAAGTTAGATTTAAATAAATTTACTAAAGCCGAATTAGATTACCAAGAGAATTTAATTAGCAGTGTTCAACCTGTTAAGGTTTTGCCTATTTCCGCAGAGGCAACTTATGCCGCGGCTATTGCCACCCCATTTCAAGGCAAATTCTTAGATGAGTTTTTATCTGGAATGGAATTGCAGAAAGCTAATTTAATTCGTGATGCAGTCCGTATTGGATTCATTGAAAGCCAAACTACTGGTGAAATAGTCAATAAGATTAGAGGAACTAGAGCATTAAATTATACTGATGGTATTATGAACATCACTAGATCCAATGCTGAATCGGTTGTATTGACTGCCATTGCTCATACTGCCAATGTTGCCCAACAAGCATTGTATGATGCCAATGAGGACATCATTAAAGGATACCGATACACTGCAACACTAGATACACGCACTACCGAGTTATGTGCTAGTAGGGATGGGAAATACTTTAAACTTGGTGAACCTAAACCAGCGATCCCTGCCCATTTTAGATGTCGCAGTCGCTATGTCGCTGTAATCAAGTCATTCAAAGAATTGGGATTAGATGTAGATTTGCCAGAAAGCACTAGAGCCTCAATGGATGGGCAAGTGCCAGCAAAGACCAGCTATCAAGAGTGGCTTAAAAAACAGTCTGTAGAAAGGCAAAACGAGGTACTTGGCGTTACTAAAGCTAAGTTATTCAGAGATGGCAATTTGTCAATCGATAAGTTTGTTAGCCCTGCTGGTCATGTATATACATTAGATGAGTTAAAGATCCGCAATGCAAAAGCGTTTGAAGCAATAATACCAGATAATTTTATTAGATCACCAAGTCTTACTGATAAAGAGAGGTTGGTGGAAACCAAATTCTATAATGCAATAAAAGCAGATAAGCAAGGATTAATGAATAAGTACCGAGAATTATATGGGAATGTTATTGATCCAGATTTAGTCAAAACTTTAAGTCGTGATTTTGTCGCAGATAGAAACTTAGTTGCGGCTGTACATGAGCCTAGTTCATATCTTGCTAAAGAGTTGTATGCGGATGCTTTAAATGCAAAAAGAATTGCCAATGATAAGTCTGGAACTTTATTTACGGCTGGCGGTAGTGGATCTGGCAAATCAGCCACAATGACATTAGCAACTGATACATTAGGAATTAAACAAGGTGGATTGGTTTATGATTCAGTATTAGGAAGTTTTGAGTCTGCTAGGATTAAAATTGAACAGGCTTTAGAGGCAACCAAAGGGAATGTTGCAATTGTCTATACGAATACACCTATTGAAAATGCTTTAGCGTTTAATGCTGGAAGGCAGAGAGCCGTAAACATTGATACATTAATTAGGGCGCATACTGGCGCAAGTAAAACAATTAAAGAGTTAAGTGGATTTTATACAAATAACCCTAGAGTTCAAATACAAGTAGTAAATAATGGTGGAACTCCTAGTTCTGTAATGCTAGGCAATGTAAATGATGTGCCAGTTTATAATGCGGTAGAGTTAAAACCTAAGTTAAATGTCAAGGCAAAAGAATTATTTGATAGCGGCACTATTGATATAGATCGATATAATTTATTGGTGAAATAATGAAAAATGTGGAAATAGTAGGATCAAACCTACCTCAAGATAAAGTAGCTGAAAATTTTGCAATAGCAAAAGAAAAGTGGCTAGATATGCTTAATGGCAGAAGTCTTGTGGAATATGAGGACAATTTAGAGAATAATGCAATAGAAAAAATAAAAGCGTATAATAATTTATAGTTTTATTGGAATCCATTAGCTGTGCTTGTGGGTTTTGTTTCGTGGCAGTGCCACACAGTAATGAGCCAGTGGCTTAAATGACGGCAGTGCCGTAAAGGGGTATGAAATGAAAGTCGAGGAATTAACGCAAGATAAGTTAGATGGTTTATTAAGTAAATTTGAAGCGTTAGAGGAAAGTAATCGTGGATTGAAGTCTGATCTGGTTAAACTAAAAGTTAAAGCCAAAGGTGCAGACATAGATCCAGAGGATTACGCAAATCTACAAACCCAAGTTGCTGAATTATCTGGCAAATTAGAGAATGATGGTAAATTAAGCAAAAAAGAGTTGGATCGTTTATCTGGACTTGTAAAAGAAAAAGATAGCGCATTAACAACATACTTACTTGATGCAAATTTAACTGATTCTCTGGCTAAATCTAAAGTTAAACCAGAACTCATGGATGCCGCAAAGGCATTGCTTAAAATGCAAGCCACAATCAAAGCTGAAAATGGAAACTACCAAGCTGTGATTGGTGATAAAGCACTAAGCGACTTTGTTAAAGAGTGGGCTACAAGCGAAACAGGTAAGCATTTTGTAGCAGCAGAAAACAATAGCGGCGGTGGTGCAACAGGTGGTAACAACAATACTCAATCCAAGACTATAACTAGGTCTGAATTTGAAGCAAAGTCGCAATATGAAAGAGCAACTTTGGCAAAAGACGGATTTAAAGTAGTCGATTAAACAAAGGAAATAAAATGGCAAACGTATTAACCGATTTAGCTGCTGATCTATATAAAGCAGCCGACGTTGTAGGTCGTGAACTTACAGGCGTAATATCATCATCAACTATTAATGGTAATGGCTCAGAGCGCGTTGCGTTAAATGATGTGGTTCGTTCACATTTCACTCGTTCAGCTACCGCTATTGACAATGCGCCTTCTATGACAATCCCTGAAGGCACTGATCAAACAGTGGACAGCAAAACATTATCAATCACTAAATCTCGCGGTGTGCAAATACCTTGGACTGGTGAGGACATCCGTCATGTAAATAACGGCTCAGGTTTTGAAACAATTTACGGTGATCAAATTCGCCAAGCTATGCGTGCATTAACAAACGAAATCGAAATCGATTTGGCTACTTCTGCTTACTTAGGTGCTTCACGCGCTTTCGGTACTGCTGGCACGACACCATTCGGTTCTAACTTCGATGA